GAAGCTACAAAAGACATTAAGTTTGAAAGACTTAATAAATACAGACACGCAATTTTAAACTCTAAAAACTAAAAAAAAATGGCATTTAACGTTTCTGCATTAGCAGATTACACAGAACAGAACGAAGCACTTTTGGTTACATCCTCTGTGCTCGGTGCTAAAACTGCATCTTTGATTAAGAGTGCAGGTAACGTGATGGTAGGTGTTAAATCATCTGAAACCATCAATATCATGGATACAGACGCAATTTTCCAAAGCGGTTCAAGCTGTGGATTTACTGCATCTGGTTCAACAACTTTCACTCAAAGAACTGTGACTGTTGGAAAAATTAAAGTAAACGAAGCTCTTTGTCCAAAAGACCTTGAGGCTAAGTACTTGCAAAAAGCATTGCCTACAGGTTCAATGTATGACAGCATTCCATTCGAACAAGAGTTTTCTGAAAAGAAAGCAAAGAGAATTGCTGCTCAACTTGAAACTGCTCTTTGGCAAGGTGATACTGATTCAGTTAACGTAAACCTCAACAAATTTGATGGTTTGGTTAAGTTGATCGGTGCTGCATCTGGTGTTGTTGCTGCTAATGCATCAACTTACATCTCTGGTGCTCCTTTGTCAAGCATTACTTCTGCAAATGTGATCAGCATTTTCGATGGTATCTACAAAGCAATCCCTGCACAGGTTGTTGCTGCTGATGATATGACTATCTTCTGCGGTCAGGACTTGTTCAGAACTTACACAATTGCATTGAAAAATGAAAATATGTTCCACTATACAGTTGATTCAAAAGCTGATGGTGAGTTCGTATTGCCAGGTACTTCAATCAAAGTTGTAGCTGTTGCAGGATTGAATGGCACAAATAAGGCATATGCTTTGAGATTGTCAAATATGTTCTTGGGAACAGACCTTTTGAATGAGGAGGAAAAATTTGAAATCTTCTACGCAAAAGAAGCTGATCAGGTTCGTTTCGTTTCTGAGTTCAAAATGGGTGTGAACATTGCATTCCCAGATGAAATCGTGAAATTCATCCTTGCATAATTAACAGGGCAGCCTAAAAACTGCCCTATTTTTAAATAAATAAAATTAAATCAAATGGCTTGTGCTCTAACACAGGGTTACACATTAGATTGTAAAGATTCACTCGGTGGCATAGTTGAAGTTTACTTCATGGCTAAACAAGATGTGGCATCTTATACTGTTTCAGGTGGAGTTATGACAGCTCTCACAAAAGATGCAGGAAAAAGATTTTACAAATATGAGTTAGTCAAAGCAACTTCAAACTTTGTTGAGAATGTAAATGCATCTGTTGAAAACGGAACAATTTTCTATCAGCAAGAGTTGACAGTTGTATTGAATAAACTTCAAGTAAATACAAGAAATGAAATCTTGTTACTTGCTAAGAATCTTTTAGTCGCTGTAGCCAAAGATAATAACGGTAAATATTGGTACTTAGGATTGACAAGAGGACTTGACATAACAGCAGGTTCATCTCAATCGGGTACTGCAGAAGGTGACAGAAGTGGTTACACACTTACTTTCACAGCAAAAGAACCAGAACTTGCTCCTGAGGTAAACTCTACAGTTGCAGGTCAACTTCAAACTGCAGGTTCATAGTATATATAGTGCTTTTAGGTGAATTTGCCCTGCCTTTTTAGGTGGGGCATTTTTGTTAATATCCAATAAATTGTGCATTTATAATTGATGATACAACTAACAAAGGGACAGACTCAGTATATATATTTAACTTTAACTGAGAAGCAGTTATTGTCAAATCCTAATTATTTGTTCATATTTACTAACAGGAGTTCAAATATTGAGGTTAAATTTGTATTGCTTAATGCTGCAGATGTGAGTCAATATAAAGATAGATATAATAAATTTTCAATTGTCACAAATACTTATTTTGGTAGCAGTCTTAATGGTCAATGGACATATGATGTTTATGAGCAGGTAAGTTCATCAAATACAAATCCTGCAGGTTTAAATCAATTGGAAAGTGGAATAATGATGTTAAATCAGGCAGCTACAGTATATACTGAGTATACAACTACAGACACTTATAAAATAAGAGAATGATAAGTAATCAGAACATAGGTAACTACGTTTTAGTGCAATTTGCAGAAGCTAAACAACCTGAATATAGAGAAAAAAAGGGAGAAGGTTATATTCAATATGGTGATAGAAATGACTATCCAACATATTTAGTAGAACTTTTTAATAAATCTGCAAAGCATAATGCTATTGTAAGAAATAAAGTTCATTATATAATTGGTAACGGATGGAAAGGTGGTGAAGAATCTCAACCATTTATTGACAGTCCAAACAGAAGTGAAAGTCTTGACGATCTTTCAAGAAAGGTTAGTCTTGACATAGAACTTTTTGGAGGTGCATATTTAGAAATTATATGGGGTATTGGTAAAGTTGCAGAAATTTGGCATTGTGATTATACTAAATTTAGAACAAATAAAGATAATACTCAATTTTGGTATAAGGAAGATTGGAAAGATAGAAATGAAAAACATGAAGTATACCCTGCATTTAATCCAAAAATGCCACAGGGAAAACAGATTCTTTATTTAAAGGAATACAGACCAAATGGTGGTGTTTATTCTTTACCTTCATATTTTGGCGCACTAAATTATATTGAAAGTGATATAGAGGTTTCTAAACATGTTCTCGGTAATGCCAAGACAGGTTTTTCAGCAAGTAAGTTAATTACATTGCCTAATGGTGAACCTTCGCCAGAAGAACAGAGGGTTGTTCATAATAAATTTAAGAATACTTATACTGGTGCTGATGGTATTAAATACATGTTGGCATTTGTAAATGACGCATCAAGAAAACCAATAGTTGATGATTTGGGGCAGTCTGATTTAACAAAAGAAGATTTTAGTAGAGTTGATGAGTTAATACAGACTAATATATTTAGTGGTCATCAGGTTACAACTCCGTCAATATTTGGTATTGCAGTACCTGGTAAATTAGGAACAAGAACAGAAATGCGTGATGGATATGAGATTTTTAAATCTACATATGTTAATGGTAAGCAAATGTTTTTGGAATCTGCATTTAATATGTTGGCAGGATATTCAGGTTATCCAGAAGATTTAACAATACTTTCAACAGAACCTATAGGAATTGAATTTAGTGAAGCAACAATTTTACAAGTTGCTCCAAAAGAATGGATTATTGAAAAACTTGGTATTGATATGAGTAAATATCAACAACCAGAGCAACCTATTCAGCAACCTGTAGAGACTGCAGAGCAATTTGATCAGCATTTTGATTTTTCTGCTTTAGATGATTTAGGTGATGATGAAGAAAATTATATTATTTGGAGAAAAAGAAGTGCATTTGAAATGCAAGAAAATTTTGCTGATGTAAGTCAATTACAGTCAAATATTTTGGATTTAATTTCTAAGGATAAAAGAATTACTCCTGAAGTGATTGCATCTGTTTTAAAAGAAGATGTAGGAACTATTAAGAGAATTATGGGTTTACTTGCTGATAAAGGTTATATAGCAGTAAAAGATATTTTGATTGGTGAAGGTATTGATTCAAATATAATAACTGAAAGACAGTTGACTGAACCATTAAGAGATATTATTGAAAAAATAAAACCAGAAACAACTCAATTGCTTGTCAGATATACATATGAATGGAAAAAAGGTTTTAATGATTCAGATAAACCATCAAGTAGGCCATTTTGTCAGTATATGATTAGTCAAAGAGTTAATAATAAAAAAAGAATGTATTCCAGAAGTGAAATTGAGGAGATGAGTTCAAGATTAGGTTATTCAGTATGGGATAGATTAGGAGGATGGTGGACAAAACCAAATGGTAAACATTCGCCATCTTGCAGACACGAATGGAAAGAAAACATTGTAACAAGAAAATAAAATGAGTTTAAACATACTTTTCATATCAGTTGACACTATCAAAGATAGGACAGGACTGCACAATAACGTTGATGAAAAATTGATCCTGCCTGAAATTAAAGCAGCACAGGATATCTATATTTTACCTGCTTTGGGTTCTGCTCTTTACAATAGATTACAGGATGGTATTAATAGCAATAATTTGACTCAGGCTGAAATAACTCTGATGAATGATTATATTGTTGATACATTAGTAAACTTTGTTTTGAGTGAATTGCCACAGGGATTGAGTTTCCAATATTATAACAAAGGACTGCTTAGAAAAACAGGTGAGAATTTTGAATCACCTTCTATGCAGGACATGATTGATGTTGCAAACAGATATAAAGGGAGAGCAGAATATTATAAACAAAGATTGATAAAGTATTTGAAAGAGCAATCATCAAAAGGCAATTTCCCTCTTTACTTAAATCCGGGTTCTGGAATTGATACAGTAAGACCTGAGCATGATGGTTATCATTCAACTATTTATTTGGGGGATGATACTTGCTGTGGGGATAGAAAATATTATAAAGATTTTAAATACATATATCAGG